TTTTGGAATACGCGACGGCTTAAAGCAACCCCCTGGCTAGTCGCATTGCGACTAGACTGTTCCTGCTACTTGAGCAGGCACCCACCTCGGACGCAACCTAGTATGGAAGCGTCGTACGGAGCGTTCAAGAGAACGAGCATCTTCCTGAATGGGCTTGAGAAAATTTTCATCCTCAGGCTTCATTTCAAGTTTATGCAAGCTCTTCATGAGCGCGGCATAACCGTTCAATCGGTCCTCCCTCATCTGAGGGACTACGATTAAGCCTCGGAAAACGAGGCGTTGTAGCTTCCTGTCCCACCTACATGGTGCGACATTAGTATCAACGCGGCTATGCCAGCCTAGAGCTGGAGACGTCCTTGAAACAAGCGGAAGAGTCCCTACCAGAGACTCAACTACTTCTTTCAAGTATCTCGAAGCAGAGTGAAGACCTTGCATCCAAAGTTGGTTGCAAGACGACACTAAACTAGAGACCAGTTCTGGGCTACCAGAGGTATTGAGTGGCCAGTGCCGAACGTACACCGGAGTCACGTCGACTCCACGGTACGCATCGACACCACAAGATTCACGAAAGTTTCCAGTCGTGAACGACTTATTTTGGTTGACTTTAAGACCAAAATGAGCTAGCCACTCAAAGACGCGGCTTACATGTTCAGTGCGTACGATAATATCATCACCGTACACACGAACGCGTTTAGCGGCACGTTTAACGTTTACATAGGAAGGCATTTTCCCTTCCGCGCAGAGAACACCGCATATCGCTAGTAAGGCGAATACGATGCTCTGTACTGGAAACGTCAAAGCGTTCCCCATACCGGCAAATTTCTGCATCTCAATAACATTGACTTTGTCAATGTTACACCGCGCAGAACGACATTCGATAGCAGAACTTAGAAAATCCTGCTTCGAGGCAAAGACAAGCTTAACCAAATCAAGGCTAAGAAGGTCTGAGGCACTCGATAAGTCGATTGTCGCATATTTGCCGTTTAGGGAGCCGAGCAGAGCGAGTTTTTGATTCTCACTTTGATCGGTCAGCGATAAGCTACGACTGAGTACACTACACTTCTTGATGCTATCTCGAAGTGCAATGTTCCAACCTTGTTGTATGAACTGGTACAACATAGGCTCAGCCGTAATCGTCCTACGAGCAATTGAACTCTTAGGAACAGATATAAGCTTAGAGCTTCCGCTAAAGGGTTGTCGCTGAGACAAGCCATTAGTATAGTCAGCGTATCTTAACCAGTTCTCGAAAGTTAACTGGCAATCGTAAGGGTGATTAGTCCCTACGTCCCTCTTACGAGAGATTACGTCCAAACCATACTTAACGGCAAAGTACGGATCTCTCTCGAGCTCCGTGCATAGAGCATCCCACTTCTGGTTTGCTCTGTAGCCTTCAGCAACACCGCCTGGCCCGTGTTTTGTTTTAAGTAAATCTACCCTCTTACCAATGAGGGATGGAAGTACATACGACGAAACACGACTCAACATAACAACCATCTCTTCAGGAAACGAATTCCTGAGGATACTGTCATCGGTCGAGATAAACCCCTGTACAGCCTGAACGTGAAGAAGTTCTTCACGCTTTTGCGTTACAGTGATTTTCTTAAACAGAAAACAAATCTCACGAAGACTCTTCACAGAGTGTTCATGAGGACTGTCTAAGAGTAGGCCAGTGATAGGATCAAACACATTACAGATCAAACCCGATAAAAGTTTCGGGATCGATCCCCCACGAACTTTAGAAAAGTTCGTAGGGCAGGTAAACCTACCAACAGAAAGGCCATAGTCAATGGCATTTCCAAGGATAGGAAGGGTTAGGGATAAGAATCCCCAACCCTCGTGTTTGAAACGCATCTCGATCGTGACTAAGTCCCGATCGAGCCCTTTCAAGCCACGTTCCCATCTGTCGACGTCGTCGAACAAATGAGAAAAGAGCACTACTGGACTTTTCATGTTACCTCCTTGAGGTTGACATTCCAGTCCATGCAATGCTCCATGTAGCATTCCTTCAGTGAACTAAGCTGAAGTTGCTACAGCCGGCGAAATGACCGTGTCAATCGTGCTCTTTGTCACAATGACACTAGCAATAGCTAGTGTCAACAAAAGAACAATGATTATGTAAAAAAGTACGAAGTACTTGATTACATTTTCCATTGTTCTAGGACTCGAACCCGATAATACGATCAACGCCGGCATCGCCAGAGGCAATCGTATCCAGTATGGCCTGATAGAGTGCGGCAAGAGCCGCATCCGTAAAGCCAAAAGCTGGCTTGGACAACGAGACTGACACCGACGCAGACTGCGGAGATGTCAGACCACTATACGGGTTCACCGCGTCGATCGTATGCGTCAACTTGACGTAATGACGATCGCCGGACTTATTCGTAGAGTGATTGATAACGAGGCCATAGGCCCCGTTTTCTTCACGTCGTTCAGCACCGTAACCGTCCGATCGAATAACTACAAACGAAAGGGCGGGAGTAGGTGCATTTGCCGCAACGGCAATTGGATCAGTAAGCATGGAGGCTCCTTCTAGGGTTAAGGGACGCATCACTGCGTTCCTGAAGTTTTAAGTGAACTTAGAGATAAGTGCACTTAAGATTGAGACCTGCTGATCGGACAAGTTACCATTCTTGTTGTCAGCAGTTTTCGAGCCATCCAGATCAGAGATAGACCACCGTTTTGTATGGGTGAAACTACTCTTGGTGTAGAAGGGAATTTTACGAACGTTCGTAAAAGTCTCAACTTCACCGTCTGTCTGATTGTAAACAGACACACGATCTGCAATTTGGAACGTTCCAGAATGCTCGTATTTAGGACTCATTTTAACGGTCATAAATCCGAAATTGATTAGGAAACGATCGTCCGTGACAGATTCTATCATGTTGATATAATCGCCAAGGCCGGTGTACCAATCAAAAAGCCAAGTGAAAGGAATGGCGTCATAGACGTCAATCACACGAGGCTGCAATCCCATAAGATCACGATAGTTCTTGTCGTTGAACTTAGGGGCAATTATGTCAGGAAACTGTATTGTCTGGTTGACAACACAGCGGACATCGTAGTTAACATTGAGCGAAACTTTCTCAACGAAACTACCATGAACAAATCCTGGCAGCTGGAACGTAACATAGTTCGGAGACACGTAGGTAAAGTTACTGTCGTCAAAGTTGACAGCAGCTTTCCCATTCGACACCTTGCGATTCTTAGCCATGAGGTAGTTAATCCTCTTGGTAAGCTTCTCAGGGAGTGCCAAATAGGACGCAATCGCTTGCTGAACAGACTTGATACCGAAGAGATATGTCAGATAAGCTCCACTAAGGATCTTATCCAAACGTAAATCTAAGGTCAAGGGATTGCTCAGAAGCTTTCGCGTAAAATTGGCCAGATCGTCAAGGCCCCGAAACAGTTGCGGAAGATCTTTTAATTCCGTAATCTGGTAAAGGGCATTGAAGAGTCGTTTATTTGCAAGCGTTCTTGGTAGAAGCTTGAAAAGCTGATCAGTAGCT